TATCTGGAGGAACTCTATTTCTATCGTGGCCCCCTGTTCCTGACGCTGACTTGAGTCATTATGAAGTAAAGCACAACTCTAATACCACAGGTGCTACTTGGGGCAACTCTACTACGATAATTGAGAAGATTGCTAGACCGGGAACTTCAGCTACGGTGCCAGCTAGGTCGGGTACGTTCTTAATTAGAGCCTACGACAAGGAAGGAAACTATAGTGCTGCCGTGACGACTTCGGTGGTTCTTGCCTCTGAGTTGCCTCAGTTAGGTCAGACGGACACTCAAACTGAAAACCCAACCTTCCCCGGTTGGAATAATGCAGGTAGTAGCAATGTTGTTGTAAATTCTACCAACCTTGAAATTGATGATACATCTTCTGCTGCGCCAATAGAGGGTGTTTATATCTTTAAAGGCAATATTGCTAACCCGGGTAATCCACCTGTGTACAGTGACTACATTGATACTTTATCATCAAGAAATGCCCGTGTAACAGGCATACGAACATTTACCCGTGGCTATGACAATGGTACGTTACTGTGGGATAACATACCTCAGAACTTTGATACATGGCCCGGTAATTTTGACACTTGGACAGATGAAAATGCTGATTTTGGTGATGTTTCCATTACAGTGTATGTATCAGCCACACCAGATAATCCTGCCAGTTCTCCAACTTGGGGTAGCTATGTTCCCGCCAATGGCGCTGAGGTGGTTGGCAGAGCCTTCCGTTTTAAGGCTATCTTAAATAGTACAAACACAAACTTCACTCCAGTTGTATCTGCACTTAGTGCAACAGTTGAATACTAAGGAAAGCCGAAATGAGCCAACATGATCTTGATATTGCAAACCAAACAGCTTCCGCTACACGGAGTGATATAAACAGTGCTCTCCAAGCACTAGGTAGCACTAACAGCGGAGCTTCCGCACCATCGACAACCTATGCAAATATGTTGTGGTATGACACCACCGCTAATACCTTGAAAATGAGGGCAGAGGCTAATGATGCTTGGATTAGCATTGGCTATTTTGACCAAGGGACAGATACCTTCAAAATACTTGACGATACGGTTGTAATAACCGCCGCTGGTGCTGCTACGAATGGGATAATCGGAGATCAAACAACAGGTACTTGGCAAGCTGGCACAGGTACTACTGAAAGCCTTGTGTCGCCAGCTAAGGTTAAGGCTTCTGTAATTGCCCACGCCCCAGTGACATCTATGCTCGTCGGTGATGTTGGCACTTACATCTTTGGTCGTCGTGCAGGTTCATTCTCAGCCCAAGCTACGTTCTCAGCGGGGACTACCTATCCCGGCACCACATTGTATCCTGCTGGTATCTCTGGCAACTTAGCAAGTCCGACTCTATATTGGGCTACTTCTTCTTCCACTATGTATGGTGGTAGCACACTTAGTTCTGCTCTATCAGGTACTTGGAGAGCTATGGGTTCAACTAGCACAACAGTAGGGGCATCAGAAAACCCTGTAACTCTATTTGTGAGGATTTCATAATGAGTATCACTATTAGACAAGTCCGCAACGCACAGTCGCTACAAGAGAATAACCTTCGCATGGAAGTTGAAATAAACCACCCGATATACGGCTGGATACCCTACGGATTAGACCCCTCCGACACTGACATGACCATCGATAACGATGCACTCATGGCTCTTATCGGGACAGACTTTGCGGCCTACGTTGCTCCTACTCAAGAAGAAATAGATGCAAACACAGTCTTAGAGGTTCGTGCTGAACGTAACCACACCTTAGCTACTGTAGTTGATCCACTGGTGTCTAACCCATTACGTTGGTCTGACTTAACCTCAGAAAAACAAGATGAATGGTCGCAGTACCGCACTAACCTACTTAACATACCACAGCAAGATTCCTTCCCTACAGTAACTTGGCCCACTAGACCAGAATAAGGATATTCCTAATGTCATATAAACTTGGAACACGTAGCGCACAGAGCCTATCTGGAGTTAATCCTGATATGGTTGCTGTCGTTGAAAGGGCCATTGAGATCACAGAAGTAGACTTCTCAGTAATTGAGGGTATTCGTTCCCTTGATCGTCAGAAGAAACTACTTAAAGATGGTAAGTCAACTACCTTGAACTCACGACACATCACAGGTCATGCTGTAGACATGGTTCCTTATCCTGTCGATTGGGAAGACCTTGAACGCTTTGAACTCATGGCTGAAGCTATGAAAGAAGCAGCAGATGAGCTTGACATTCCTATCGTATGGGGTGGTGACTGGAAGAGCTTCTATGATGCACCACACTTTGAATTAGATCGTAAGGAATACCCATAAGATGTCCAAGGAAAGAGTTTCGTGGGACTTAGCCAATAGTTTACCTGTTGGTCTAGTCTTAGGTCTTATAACACAAGGTGCAGCTATCGTATGGACAGTATCCATGATGATGGCTGACATTGAAAGTAACCGTAAAGATATAACAGAAACTCAAATCAGGGTAGGTCGCCTTGAAACGTCAGTCCAGAACCAAGCTGTATCTATGGCTAGGATAGACGAGAATATAAAGGCCATTCGTATGTCTGTAGAGAAGATGGCGGAAAAATAACCAAATTAGGATTGTGTTCACATGATAGAAGTATTAGCTCTTGCTAGTGCCGTTAGCACAATCGCTGGTGGCATTAGCAGCGCCATACAGGCAGGCAAAGACGTAAACAGCATTATGCCTGCGTTTGGTAAACTTGCTAACCTTGAAGCAGAGATTGGTATTGCTGAAAGGGGTAGGCACAAAGGTCCATTAGGTAGGCTTACTTCTACAGAAGAAGAAGGCTTTGCTATAGCACAAGCTAAGATGAAACATAAGGAATGTATGGATGAGTTGCGTTCCATAACAAGGCTTTACGGGCCACCGGGGATGTGGGACCAAGTTGTATTCGAGCAAGCTGCTGCTAGAAAAAGACGCAAGGATGCTCTTGAAGCAGAAGCTGAAAAGCGTGACCGTATATTTTACATAATGACAGTTATTGTTGCTGTAATTGTATTCGGTATTGGTACTGGGGGAATGCTTTGGTTTGCTGCTTTGCTTGCAGAGGAATATAAGTAATGTGGGTTTTGGTATGGTTTTACATGACAACGGTAGTTCAGCACTATGAAATTGGGCAGTACGAGAACGAGACGATTTGCTTGGATGAGTTAAAGAGAGCATCTATACTGGTGACCAAGAATAACATTTCTCTTGTTTGCTTTGAGGTAAAGGAGAGCACATGACTGATTACGACTTAAACGGTAATGGTAAGATTGATCCCAGTGAATACGAGATCTTGCTTGAAGATAGACGCCGTAAGATGGAAGACTCAGACGCTAAGAGAGACACACAGAGGAGGCTAACTGTTGCTTGTGCTTCTGGTATGTTGCTCTACCCTTTTGTTATTGTAGGGGCTTCTGCGTTGAGCTTAGACACTGCTGCAAATCTTATAGCAGATATTGCTACCGTGTATGTAGTCGCTGCGTCAGGTGTGGTTGCAGCTTACTTTGGATTTAATGCTATGGAGGCTAAGAATGATAGGGATATTAAGTAGTCTAGCGGGACTAGCCACTAGCGTAATAGACGGTAAGACACAAGTTAAACTAACAGAAGCTGAGATCAGGAAGAAACAGCTAACTGGTGAACTTGACTGGGACATTGAAGCCATCAAGGCTACACAGAATAGCTGGAAAGACGAATGGATAACCCTACTTTTCAGTATTCCCCTGATACTAGCCTTCTGTGGGGATTGGGGAAACCAAGTTGTTCAAGCTGGTTTTACCTCACTTGAGGCTATGCCAACGTGGTATCAATATTCCCTCGGAGGGATAGTGAGTGCCAGCATAGGTATGAGGTCAGTATCGAAGTTCTTCGGTAAGTAACACTACAACAAGACACAGAAAAGCCGCAGGTATCCTTAAGTGGACGCCTGCGGCTTTTTCTGTTATAGGCCCTTTTCTTTCATGGTCATAGCTAAACCCTCGTAGAGGATCTCAATATCCCCCTTGACCTTACCTATTGAGTATGTGACCCAAGATGAGATCAGGATGTTGCACAGTAGTAATCCTTCAAATAAACTCATTCAGTTTCCTCTAGCTTGATCAGTCGTGCGCCATACCACTGGGCTTTCTTAAGATCCTCTAGTCCATTCTTATATCGCCATCGGTGTAGATACTTAGCTATATTCCCTCGGAGGTATCCTATGTACTCCTCCTTAGTCAGGAAGTCTTCAATGTAGTCGATACATTCGATCTTACCTGATCCGTAGTGTGCTGGATGATTTACGTTGTCATAAGTCTTAGTCAGCTTGTCCATGTCCCACTTAGCCATTAGATACCCTCTTTCATAAATGTTTTAACCCACATTGCTGTGATGTCTGATCTGATGATGTCATCAACACCAAACTCAATGATTGGAACTGGCAGCATGTACTTCTTAGCCAAGTGAATAATCTTTGATAGACCATCAGCTTCTTTAAGATCTGACTGCTGCACATCTCCATTAAGCACGATAGTGGTTCCCTCTCCTACCCTAGTTAGTATCATCTTTAACTCATGTGTAGTTATGTTCTGTGTCTCATCAACAATTATGAAGGCATTATCGAAACTACGCCCACGCATAAGAGCCAAAGGAGCCATCTCAATGTTGCCATTCTTGATCCCTGTTTCCACTGTCCCTTTGCCAAGGTGCTTCTCCAATACATCTAATACAGGTAATGCCCAAGGCATAGTCTTCTCAGTTAAGTCACCCTTCAAGAAACCTAAGTCTCTGCCTACAGGTACGTGGGGCCTTGTTATAACGATCTTATCAATCTGCTTTGTCGTGTACAGATCAGCAGCATACGTTGCTGTAACATATGTCTTACCAGTACCAGCAGGGCCAAGGATAAAGACTTGCCTATTCCCCTGTAGGGCTTCAATCAGTTCACCTTGTTTGGTTGTCTTAGCAACAAGACCAGAGGTAGGCTTACTATCAGCACCTTTGTAGGTAGTCTTTCTTCGGGTACGGACAGGCTTTTCGGGGAAGTCTTTCATCAACGATCATCCCCCTCTAATAACTCCTGTAGTTGTGTACATCCACCAATTAGCGTACCTGACGGGTCAAATATCTGAGGAACTGTAGGATTGTTTGTTCGTTTTAGTAACGATAAGATCCACCTAGAGCTAGGAGAGTGGACATTATACTCTATATAGGGCAGTCCCTTACTCTTTAGTATAGTCTTAGCTACATCACAGAAGCTACATTGTTCACGGGTAATGATGGTGTACATACTCTCTCCTAAAGTTAAACGGGCAGTTTATACACATGCTCAGGTGTCAGTGTTACA